TGCGTGGGGACACGAAAGCGCGCAGCGACTACTACCACCAAATGCTCACCGACGGGGTGTTAACCATCAACGAGGTGCGCACGATGGAGGACTACAACACCATCGGCGCCAAGGGCGACATCCACCTTGTGCAGGTGAACCAGCTCGACTTGAGCAGCATGTCGGACTACAGCACGAAAATCAGCAGCGATGCCGTATAACGACTACCCACAGGCAGTGACGGACAACGCACGGCGCGGCATCGAACTCAACGACGCCGTGAACGGACGCTGCGCCACGCCGGTGGGGAAAGAGACGGCCCGCATACTTTCCAACCGCGAGACCATCAGTCACGAGCGGACGGTCCGCATGTACAGCTTCCTGTCCCGCGCCAGGACATACTACAACCCGGACGACACGGAGGCCTGCGGCACCATCAGCTACCTGCTGTGGGGTGGCGACGCGGGCCTCACGTGGGCGACCAAAAAAGTCGAAGAGATGCAAGAGAACAACAACGACCGCGAGCAAGAGCTGCGGAACATCTACGGCCCCAACGTGGAGGTGCGTACCATGGAGGTACGTGCTTCAGAGGACATGATTATCAGCGGCTACGCTTCGGTGTTCGGAGACAGCTACGACCTTGGCTACTTCCAGGAGCGCGTAGCTCCCGGCGCCTTCAACGGGCGCACCGAGGACGACGTCCGGCTGCTCATCAACCACGCTGGCGTCCCGCTGGCGCGCACGACCAATGGCACCCTCGAGCTGACCATCGACGAGCGCGGCCTCCACTACCGTGCTATGCTCGCCGACACGAGCGAAGGGCGCGACCTGTACAAGCTCATCAAGCGCGGCGACATCACACAGTCGAGTTTTGCGTTTACCATTGATGAAGACGAGTGGAGCAAAGACCGCAGCATGCGTACCATCACCCGCGTAGGCCAGCTGTACGACGTCAGCCCGGTGACGTACCCGGCCTCACCCACCACTACCGTTGCCGCACGTATGGCGGCGCGCGGCATCAACTTCCTGCCGACGGAGGTGCAGGAGCGCGACGAGAAGACCGACGACCTGCTCGACGATATCATCGAATCACTCGACGACATCAAGGCGATGATTGACGACTACACCGAGGAGGTCTCCGAAGACATACCCAACGACATGCCCAACGACATGCCGGACGACAGCCCGGATGACGACCTCGAGGAAAACCAAAGCCGGAATACCAATATCTCGGCAAATACTACCTTTGACCAGAAACCCTTTACACTTCCATACATGAACCTCAACGACATGAAGGCGCTGCGCGCCTCCAAGCTGAACCAGCTGAAGAGCTTGACCGAATCGGCCGAGCTGATGCAGCGGTCTTTCAACGAAACCGAAGAGACGGCCGTCGACAACCTGCACAATGAAATCGAGGCGCTCGACGCGAAAATTGAGCGCGCCGAGAAGACCGAGGCGCAGGTATTGCGTGCTGCCTTCTCTGCTGCAACCCCGCAGCCGGAGGTGCTCGAGCAGGAGAAAATCCAGCAGCGCTACTCCATCAGCAAGCTCGTCCGCGAATCGATGACCGGCCGCTTGACCGGCCTCGAGGCGGAGATGAGCCAGCAGGCAGCATCCGACCTCAAGAACGCAGGCGTAGGCGTCCGCGGCTTGGCCCAGATCCCGGGCTTCATCCTCCGGAACACCTCGACTATCGGCGGCACGAACGTCCCCGGACAGTCCAACACGAACGTCCTCGAGGCGCTCGTCCCGACCCCTATCCTCGAGCAGGCAGGCGCCAACGTCCTGCGCGGCCTCGCTGGAAACATCAACCTGCCCGCCCTCAACGACGGCACGGACATCATCAACGAAACGGCTTCGGCAACGGGTGCAGCAGCTATCGCAGCACGCCAGCTGGCTCCGCAGCGTGTTGCTTCGCGTATCGACATCACCAACGAGTTGCTCGCAGCTATGAACCAAAGCATCGACGCTACGGTTCAGCGCCAGTTCGCACGGGCTTCTGCCGCACAGATTGACGAGATGTTCCTGACCAAGGTCATCAGTGCTGCGGCTTCTACGTTCGTGAAGCGTAACGAAACGGCAGCCGCTACGGTGGCAGGCTTGACCTCGCAGGTGGCATCGGGCCTCATCGGAGCCCTCGGCAACGCCAACGCCTTAACGAACAGCACGGCGTTCATCACGTCGCACGGCCTGCTCGCTACGGCACGCTACACCCCGACGGTCTCCGGCGGCGCTATTCCGATTATGCAGGACAACGCCATCTTCGGATACCAGGCATACGGCACCTCGCTCGCAGCTGCTGGCCTGATTACGGACGCCTCGTACGACATTTACTCCGAGGTGTACGCCAACACCACGGCATCGACGGCTATCAGCAACGAAGCCGACCTTGTTCCGATTGTTATCGCGAACATGGAGAATTGCTACGTGGCATACTGGGGCGGCGGAGCAGCCGACCTCGTTATCGACCCGTACACCTTGGCTGCAACGGGCATCACCCGCCTCATCCTCAACATGTACGCCGACGCCGACTTCGCACACACGGGCGACGTCCGGTTCACGGTGGGCGCATAATCAGTGCAGAGCTGACACCATAGAGAAGGCCCGGGGCACTCCCCCGGGCTTTCTTACTTTTGACCTATGACTATGCGATACAGCCGCGCGGCGGAGCCTACCGACACCAACTTCATCAGCCTCACCAACCTCAAGAACTACCTGAGGATTGACGGCAACGATGACGACACCACGCTCGGCTTCCTGCTTACCTCCGCACGCCAGGCGTGCGAGGAATACACGGGCCGCCTGTTTGGCTCCGGCACGGTGACCTTCTACATGGACTCCTTCGAGGACAACCAGTTCCCCGCCGGGCCGGTGACGGCTATCTCGTCGGTGCAGTTTTACGACGTGGACAACGTGCTTCAGACGCTGTCGACGGCGCGCTGGTATGCCGACCTCGTAGGATCGCCCCAGCGTATCGCCTTCGACGCGCCTCCGGCCGTCTACCTCGAGCGGTACAACCAGGTCATCATCAACACGACGGCAGGGCACAGCACGGTACCCGGACCTATCCTGCAGGCTATGCGCCTGCTGTGCGGCCACTATTACGAGAACCGGCAGCAGGTTGTGACCGGCACCATCGCCACCGAGTTACCCATGGGCGTGCAGGCGCTGCTGTCCACATACCGCGTCTACGCATGAGAATCGGTAAGATGGACCGCCGCATCGTCATCGAGCAGCCGACGGTGACGAAGGACGACTGGAACTACGACGTGGTGACGTGGACCACGCTGGCCACCGTGTGGGCTGACAAGCTCGACCGCGGCTCCGGCGAGGTCGTGGAGGTGGACCGGCAGACGGCCCTGACCCGTACGCAGTGGACCATGCGCTATCGCTCGACGGTAAACTCCACGATGCGCATCCTGTACAACAGCCAGTACTACTACATCGTAGGCGTGGAGGAAATCGGCCGCCGCGAAGGTCTGCGCGTCTTTACCGAGCTTAGGAACTGATGGCAGGCTTCAACGTGCGCGTGGATGCCGCAAGCGTCAAGGCTATCGAGGCTGCCCTCAAGGAGCTGCCGTTAGAACTGAAGAGCGGCTCGGTAGCTACGGCTCAAGTAAATGCTGCCTCCGTACTGCGGAACGAGGCCAAACGCCTGGGCAAGCAGCTCGGCGGCTCCGGCTCGTGGTCGAAGTCGCAGCACGTAGTGCGTGGTAACGTCAAGCGGTACTCGCCATACGTGGTGCTGAAGACGGCCAATAAGCGATTCAGCGTGCGACCCGTAAGCACATTCATGGATTCTGCATCTCCTACTATCTTCAGACCAATTAAATATAACCACCTTATACAAAAGGGCAGTCAGCCGGAAGTGAGGACGGGCGGTATTGGCAAGGCTCGGCGTGGAGGTATTATAGGCACGAGAAGTACAGGGAAAGGTGGGTTTATGGTGAGGAATGCAGAAACGGGATACATTCACCGCATCAAGCAAATTAAACACCCAGGCTTTGCCGGGCACAACATCTATCAGGAGGTGCTTGACAGTAAGGGCGACGTGGCGGTGGAGCGTTTCAACCGGGACGCCGTCAAAATCATAGACCGCTACAAGCGCAAAAAAGGCTTCGCATGATTAACCTCGTCATCG